CGATGCCCACGTTCTGTGAAGCATCCACAGTCACCGCAGCGGTCGATGCCGTTTGCAGTTGCAAGATGCCCGATGTGTCAGCAGTGCTGATTAAGCCACCTGATGTAGCGGCGTTGATTATGCTTGCCATGATTAGGCTCCTTATTCGGATGCGGCTTGCAATGGTGCAAGGTCTTCACTTGTCCAATAGTCTTTAGCCAACATAATGACCAAGTGGTCTTTGTTTCGCTTGAGGCAGTCAGCCCAATCTTCAGCAGTCATGCCTTCTGGCTTCCCTGCGTTAATCAGGTTAACTGAGTCCATTGCGGCAGAGTAGTGCTTGGCAATTTGTTCTGGTGTTAGTGTTTCAGTAGTCATTTTCATGCTCCTTTAAGTTGAGATTTGAGGCTGTCCACCTCGGCTTTAAGTTCCTGAATGGCTTTAACCAAAACAGGAATCATGTGCGAATCGGTGATTTTTAGTTTATCTGCGACTTCGGTGTCAACGATGACAGGCTCATCACCCTCAATAGCCAACACATCTTGTGCGCCAAAACCGTATTTGACAGGGCCGTGAGCCACATCTACGTCACGCTTTTCTTTGAACTGATACTTGATAGGCTTAAGTTTGTTAACAAAATCAAGCCCGTGCGGTACATCACCCAAAACAATCTTGTCACGCAAGTCTGAAACAACAGTAAATGCAACTTGGATGTAAGCATTCGTAATAGATGTGTGACCCAGAGCTATACGATTGCTTTCTGTCGTAACATTAAATACTGGGCCGTTATCTCCAGCCGCAGTTATTGGAGATGTTCCAAAGTTTCCACCGCCAGTAGTACAGTTAATAAGCGCATTTCTGCCAACTGCATTGTTGTAACTACCAGTTGTTGTGTTGAAGCCAGCCTGATAACCAACAGAAGTATTGCTATTACCTGTGGTGTTGGACTTGAGTGCCGCCGCGCCAACTGCCACATTTTGACCGCCAGTAGTGTTGGCGTACATCGGTGCAACACCATTGTCATTTGTGCTACCTACTGCAGTATTGTTAGCGCCTGTTGTATTTGAATACAAGGCTTGATAGCCAAAAGCACCTATAGAACCAGTCGTATTGCTATACCCCGCTTGATAACCTACGACAGTGCTGTTAGAACCTGTGGTGTTGGCGCTAAGTGCGCTATATCCAAAAGCAACGTTACTAGCACCTGTTGTATTTGCGTTAAGTGCGTATGCTCCTAAAGAAGAATTACTTCCACCTGTTGTAGTAGCAAAGCCTGCTTGATAACCAACAGCTACGTTGTTAGATGCAGTCGTATTATTCTGAAGGGCATCACGACCAACGCCAACGTTAAAACCTCCTGTGGTGTTTGCGTAAAGTGTGTAAAAACCAACCGCAGTATTTTGTGCGCCAGTTGTGTTGCTATATAAAGTTTGATGACCAAAGGCTTGATTGCCAGCACCTGTTGTGTTTGAATATGCCGCTTGATAACCTACAGCTGTGTTACCAGAGGCTGTATTTACGCTGAGTGCTGATGGGCCAATTGCAATGTTGTAATCACCATGTGAACGAGCTGTTCCATTACCGCCTAATGCAGTTTCGCCAATAGCAATATTGTATGTGCCAGTAGTATTCCAATATAAAGGCGCATTTCCAATTCCAACATTAGAAGAAGCTGTCGTATTGTTGTAACCAGCTTGGCGACCAATAAATGTGTTTGCACCGCCTGTTGTGTTGGAGTAGCCAGCGGTGTAGCCTACAGCAGTATTGTTAGATGCTGTGGTGTTTGAAAAAAGTGCGGCAGAGCCGACAGCAGTGTTGCTTGAGCCTGTAGTTACTCCAGAAGCACCTTGCATTGCACTAACACCAACTGCAACATTATCAGTACCCGTAGTTCCATAATAACGAGTATTTAAACCAATAAGTACGTTGTTTCCACCTGTAGTATTGCTATATCCTGCCTGATAACCGACAGCCGTATTGTTAGTTGCCGTGGTGTTTGAATAAAGGGCAGTGTGACCAACAGCAGTGTTGTTAGATGCTGTGGTGTTTGAATAAAGAGCGCTCATACCAACAGCAGTGCTGTTAGATGCTGTGGTGTTTGTAAATGCCGCATGCTGGCCCACGGCTACATTGGAGCCGCCCGTTGTATTAGAGTAAAAAGCCTGACGACCAACCGCCACGTTATCACCGCCTGTCGTAGTTAATTGTCCCGCACTTCTACCTACAAAAGTATTGTTATCTGCTGAAGTGTTTGTAAACCCCGCTTGAACGCCTAAAAAAGTACTGTTTGAACCAGTATTTGAATTACCTGCTTGATACCCAAAAAGCGCCACATTTACAGCATCAGTCTTTCCATACACAGTACCCAACGCAGTAGGCGTAGCGGCAGAACCACCAGAAGCCGCAATCGTGATTGCTCCAGAACCATTTGTAATGGTAATGTTTGAACCCGCAGTCAATGTTGTTTTTGTCAGCGTATTACCTGTGGTGTTACCAATTAACAGTTGACCATCTGTGTAAGTGGTTTGTCCTGTACCGCCTTGTGCGACTGTTACAGTTGTACTTGCATCCAACAATCTAACCCAAGCACTGCTGTGAGCAAAATACATTGCCCCGTCAGAATGACTGTGAGCCAATGCGCCATGATAAGTAGCCGCAGACGGGAAAGCCGCTTGGTTGGCAAAGTAGAACGGGATAGTTGATCCAGCCTGCGGTGCTACGATTGCACCTGCGGCAGAGACAGTTACTAAACTGTTCTTTACTAACTTACCTGTAGCACCATCAAATAAAGTAATGGCAGTATCTGTCGCACTTGCTGGGCCAACCACATTACCGTTGGTTGTTCCCGAAACTTTTACATAGTCTGTGCCGTTGTAGTAAACAAACGCTGTCTCGCCTACAGCAATAGAAACACCAGTCTGACCGGATGCCTTAAACGTTACTGTGCTTCCAGTGGCAGAGTTCACCACTGTGTATGTTTTACTGTAGCTTGGGCCTGTGACTACCTTGGCGACTGTTAATGTGCCCGTGACTTTAACAATGGCAAACTGCGCTGTGATTGTTCCCGCGCCTGTCAGACTGGATGTGATATTGTTTCCTGACGAGCTACCAGTGGTATTGGCCAGAGTAACCGCGCCGTCATTGGTCAAGGTTAATGTGCCCGAAACCGAAATGTCCACATAATCAGAAATACCGTAGTTGACTGTATCACCCCACGTACCAGAGAGCGTTCCCTGTGTGGGAGTGACCAAGCCTAAAAGAGTTGTCGTTGCTGCCATTTAAATGCTCCTAATTCGTTGCAACAGCAGTCCAAGCCGCTGTTTGTGTGTTGCCGATATTTTGCCAGTTTGCTGTCTGCGTGTCATCAATAATTTCCCAGAATGGCCGTGCTGTGATTGAATCTGTCCCAGTAGCTGACTCAACAATAGAAGCCAAGAAAACCGCAGCAGCAGCCAATGTATCCGCGCTAACTGCTGTTTCTGCAACTTCTGCGTTAAAAATTGCAATAGACGTACTTAAATCTGTCCCTGTTGCGCTCTCGGTAATGTCTGAACTGACCGAGAAACTACTTATCACTGCATCCGTACCTGTTGCAGTCTCTTGTATATCCGCAAAGAATGCAAAATTAGAATCTATAGCATCAGTGCCTGTTGCAGTCTCTGCAACTGTAGCCGCGTACACTGGAACACTTGATACCTCATCCGCCCCCGTAGCAGTCTCGGTAACCGAGGAACTCATCGTGAGCAATGCTGTTATGTCATCACTACCCGTACTTGTTTCAGTAATTGTTGCTAAAACCACATTTCCGGTAAGAATAGAGTCTGACCCAGTTCCAGTCTCTGTAATTTCCGTGCTTAATGCGGCTAACGAAGTTACATCATCGGTTCCTGTAGCAGTTTCACTAACCGAAGCACCTAAAATGATTGCCGCCGCTACCGCATCTGTTCCTGTCGCAGTCTCATCGACCGTGCTTGAAAAAGCCGTGAAGCCCCAGCCACCTTCCCCCCATGTGCCGGAACCCCATGCTGACATATTAGCCCGCCAAGCTGAATGTGTAAGTCACAGACAAAGTATCACTTGCTACTACAGAGCGATCACCGGGTGAGCCAAAGTCAGCCGCAGAAAACAATGTTCCTGCTGTACCGCCTTTAGCACTACCGCTGGTCAGGAATGCCCCGCCCACAGTTGTTGTGCCATTGATGTTAAACACAGCAGGGGAAGCCGTGTTAGTCACTACAGAAGGGTTAGCAGCTGTAGCCGTTACAAACGTAGCCGCTACACGGGTTGCATTGCTGTAAGCCACAACCTCAGTCCAGCCAGCGTGAGAAGACATGGTGTCACCAGCCGCAGGAGTATTAGAAGCACCAGCACCGTACAGGCCAATAAACCAAGAGGTAATCTGGGTGACTGAAGTCAAAGCAGAACCTGCCATGTACTGAAGGCCAACGTTGACTACGAGGTTCTTAGACTGGGCTTCCCACTTTAAGTTGCCGTCTTTGTCATGGCACTTAATTTCAAACAGACCGGTAGCTTTTGCGTCCTCACCGGCTTTAAGATTGCAAGTCAGACCGCTAGAAACGTGGTCAGTGGCTGTAAGTTTTTCCGTGGTCATATTGACTCCTTAGTTAGAAGAACGAATCAATGCTGCTGTGGCTGTGTTAGCAGGCATTGTGATGGTGAAATTGGTAGAAGTCTTGTCAGACCCAAAGTCTAGGACTGCAATGGATTTATTACCCTGCGTGACGTTGTAAATCAAAGCACAACGAGCAGTTACAGATGCGTTAAACACCACATCAGCAAAGTCTACAAAAGCTGTATATCCAGAAGAACTGATTGTTACACCCGTCAAGGCTACCCCGCCAGCAGCGTAGCCAGTACCCGTAACTTCGTTGGTTGCGCTGTACACAGTGGTAGATTCGTTTAAATCAGCACTGGCCGTATACAGAGCAATCTTTAGCGTATTAGTCGCTAAGTTGTGAACGCCCGTGTATAGCTCTGTTTTAAAGCTGGTTGTTTGGGTTTGGAGAATGCTCATGAGACTGCAACCCTAACCTGACCATCACGATAAGCATCAGCGCGTTGCTTGCCATCCGACAAGTTTTTATACAGAGCAATAGCCTGCACATAACGGCTTTGGGCAAGAGCCACCATATCAGCTTCACCCTTCATAAAGGTGTAAGCCTCGCAGATAGTGCCGTACAGCAATACAGAATCAAAGTTGTCACCCAGCCAAGTAGTTCCGGCTGTAACTATTGACTCAGGATAGTAGTTGTAATGAAGCTCTGCGTAGTAAGCTGAACTGGGTGTTGGCCCAACAATGAACGTTAACTCGTTCACATTATCTGACCGAGGGCCAAAGATGGCGTAATGTTTTGGCTCATTTAACTGTGATGTTAAAGGATACGCTTCACGGATAAAGTTAACGTCCTTGTTTAACAAGTACAGATAGTCGCCTTCAAACACAACTGCACCAGACACAGTACCGCTGTTAGCAACAGTCAACGTAATGGTTGTACTGGCAATGCTTCTAACCAGTGCATTGGTTCCAATGTTTGTACCAGTAACCTGCTGACCCACCGCAATACCTGTAGTACTAGCCACTACAATGGTCTTTTGACCAGACGTTCCTGTAGCAGTTGTAGCGTTATACGGGTATACGGCAAGGCTGTATACAGACAAAAAGTCTGTTGGACATTGGAGGTACTTATTGCCAATAGTCAATATGCCTGTCACATTCTTCCGCAAATTAGCAGGTTGCGCGGTGTTGTAAATGCGCTGCTCCGCCTGACGGATGAAAACATCCATGTTGACGGTTGGGAAAGAGTTCTCGCAGTAATCGTTTACCTGCGTGACAAGCTCACTGTAGTTCATGCCATCGGGCCTCTGCTCATAAAGCCTTTAGTAGCTGCACCTGCGCCACGCATTTTGATACCAGTTGTTTTAGTTGCTGGTTGTGGGCGACGATTAATGTTACCTACAGACATATTGACTGTATTGGCATCACTGTGGTCAGGGCCAGAACCGGGGTTGTCAGTAGCTTTAACAACTTTGCCAGTCATTGTGTGTGGCGTGGCATAGACCTTGGCATCGCCAACTTCTTTGCCCATCATCTTTTTGCTAAATGTAGCCATGATTAACCTCGCTTCTGTGCGGCAATCTTTGCCAAGTTACGACCCATAGTCTTCATATCAGAGTTGGTTTTACCCTTACCCTTACCTTTTCCGCCCGTCATTTCTTTTTGCGTAGGGCCGCTAGTAGGAAAGATTTGAACATCAGTCTTACCTTTTTTAGCAATGCCGTCGGCTGATTTTGTATATGCCATTTTAAGCTCCTTAAGATACCGTTACTGTACCGACAAACGTTGTTGCCACCAAGTAATTTGGTGTCAATCCTGCATCATTTAAACTAGAACCACCAACTGGGTTCCAGCCCCATTGAATGTCTCTTGAACCACCAGATAAATTACCAGCAGAGTTAACACCAGAAGTTACATACGTTGTGTCCCTGCGAGGATTACGTAGTGCTTGTGGATCATCTACAGGAAACGTACCTAGCATTAACTGAGGCTGATCGGGATCCCAGCATTCTGGACAGACCAACAACTGATATTTACGCTGCTTAATAATCTCAGTCTTAAGCGCCTTCAGTTGATACTGTTGACCACAACGATCACATTCAGCAATCGCTATCTTGCCGGATGCAAACCTATTACCCATTACGTGCTACCAATAAACATCTGACGAGGAACAAACCTAATAGCCGCTTTTTCTCTGTCTTCACCAGCCGCTATTTCAAAGGTTTCGTCGTATATCTGTTTTAACATCTGAATACGAGGCATCAATTCAGGTACTTTAATAGCAATGTGATAAGCCAATCCAGCTACTAAGCATGGTAGAAAGCGGAAGTTCATGTCCGCAGTTTCTACACCAGCGCCAGCATCCTGCACTCTACGCAGTCGATAGTAAACAAATTGATAAGGTGTGCTGTTATCTGGCGTAGGCCACACAGTAACCGAAGGAAGCTGAGGCACAAACACCGCAGTACCATCTGCCTGAGCAGCGGCTGTCGTGTTATTCTGCCCACGATATACACCACCAAGAGTATTACCTGATACATAAGTGTAGTAAATATCTTCTGTACCTAGCCGGATAAATCCAGATCCTGCTAGTCCAACCACCGTGTTAAGCGTGATTGTCGTTGCCGTGGAGGTGATAGCACCATCAAGCACAGCATTTGTAGGATTTGTCTCACCAGATAACCGCTGAATCCATACTTGAATCGGTCGTGCCTGTTGTAACTTGTTTGGTATGGTTGCATAGGTAGAAACACTAATACGTGTGATGGTTAAGTCAGCCTGAGTAGAAGCTGTATTAGATCCAGTACGAATAACATGTTCTAACAAATCAATAGTGTCTGTTGGCAAAGCATACGTAGCTAAACCGGGAGTTAGGTTAATGATTCCCTGCTCCATCGTCCACATATTGATACCCTTGGATTGCCACTCAATGGTCATAAGATTCATTGAACGGCGGGCAGTTCTAAGATCATAACCAGAACGCATTTCACGACCGGCACGTTCCCATGCTTCCTCGGCAATCTCCGTGAAATCCATATTGAATAGGGTTGAGCCGGTAGTGGTCATCTAAATCCTGCCGTTTTCTTTGCTATTGCTTTAGGTTGAGCTACAAACTGTTTACCAGCGGCTTTACCAGCACGTTTGGCTTTAGTCGTAGCTGCGTATTCTTGTGATGACAATGACTTAATAGCCTTCTCTGGCAAATACCGTTCACCTGTTTTACTTGACGGCTTTCCACTCTTGGTGCGCCATTTCTGGTCGCCCCAGTTCTTGAGGGATTGCTGTGGAGCTTTAATCACGATATCCGCCGCCAGCTTTTTTATATCGTTGTGCAACCATTTGTGCTTTTCTGGCTGACCATTCCCCAGCGCCTGTACCTGCCGTAGCTTCTGCTTTAACAGAATTAAAAATGCGTTTACGTAACTCTGGCTTAGTGTAGTTACCTGCGGAGTTGACTGTAGACTTGCCGCCTTCAGCCATTTTCTTAGGTTTGATGCCTTTTTCTTTCATAGCAATAGCCGTAGCCGCTTGTTGCGCTAGGCCGCCACTTTTATAAGAAGCCGTCTTAGCAGCGTTAGCAAAATCACTCTTCTTAGGTGCACCAGCAGAACCTGCGCTACGCATCTTTTCACCAGAACCTGATGCAATACGTTTTTTCTTAGCGGCGATGTTGGCATAAAGTCCACCACCAGCCATTGCTACATCTTTAGGTTTAGAAGGTTTCATTTGATGCAACTTTACTTTTTGCTTAAAAATAATTTATCAACCATTTTTATCCGCTGTGGTTTAGTTGTAACTTTGTTAATAATAGCTAAGCGTTTAGGTTCATTTGCACCGTAAAACCCAGCTTTTTTTAAAGACTTAGTTACATCTTTAACACTACCACCTTCAGCGTATTGCGTGAAGTCAGTATTATCCCGACGAGCTTTACGCTTGCCTTTTGGCATCTTACTGGGGGAGATAGCTCCCATTCCACGACTGGCTAACATATCAGCACATCCCGCCATTTTTCATGGTAATCATAGTGCCTTTAGTCTTGCCTTTTGTGGCGCAACCATCAGCACGTTTAGATGCAGAACAAACTTTACCGCCACTAGCCATTTCACGAGGGGAGGGAGGCATGCGTTTTTCTTTGGTAAAAATACGAGCGTCTTTCTTGTCTTCAAACGCTTGAAGTTCTTTAGCAGTAGGCCCACCTTGTTTTCCACGACCAGCGCCAGCTTTAGGGTTTAAAAACTCAGACAATTTTTCGTCTGCTGCCATAAAACGCATGGCTTTTTGGTCAGGCACATCGCTAAAACGCATTTCAGCTTCTGAGTTAGTTGCGCCTTTAATATCAAACTTATCATCTGCCATTTTGCCAACACCAGCCGTATAAGCATAGGTTGGTTTATCGTATTTGTTAGTTGCCATGATAGCTCCTTAGCATTTTCCGCCGCGCTTCATGGCAATCATTGTTCCCTTAGTTTTACCTTTGGTAGCAATGCCATCTATTGTTTTGCTAGTTTTAACAGCGCCCATCTTAGATGGAGCCATACCGCCACCAGCCAACTTAGTCATAGTTGAACCTTTATGCAAACGACCTTCGTGTTTGTTCACGGCTTTCTGCATCATGCCTTTATCTTGCTTCATGTCTGCTTTAGCCATGCCGCCGTGTTTCATGTCCGAGTCTTTCATCATCTTGCCATCGGGCATCTTGTGCATTCCGCCAGATGCCATCATTTTAGATTTCATCATGCCACCAGAAGCCATCATTTTAGATTGCATCATTCCACCGCCAGCCATCATCTTTTTAGCCATACCGCCGTTCGCCATCTTGCCTTCACCATCAGCCGCAAAAGCTGGAATTTTTTTACCATCTTTCATAACCATTGGCATACCGCCTGAAGCGTAGCCTTTTTTCATCATGCCACCGCTGGCCATCATTTTAGATTTCATCATTTTGTTTTCTCCTGATAGAGGTTGTTAAAAGTTTCTTCCGCATCCATGTAAGAGTCATCTTGCTCCGCACAATGAATCCACTGATTAGGCCTGAAATCAGGCGCTCCCTGTCCAGTAACCCAGTAGGCCGGACTTGTTACTCGGACTCTATTGTTTGGCAATGCCACAACATTTCCAGTCCATTTACCCGCATTGGTCAGTATTAACACATGACTTTGTTTGTGCTGTGATGGATCTTCTGACACATCACTTTCAGCATAGTCTACAGTGAACAAATACCTACCAGTAAAAAATTCGTTGTTAATCTTGCACAGCCAAGGTGACGGCTTTGCCCTCTCCAAACTGATGATGGAGTGATTGTATGAATTGCAGTCCCAAGGCTGCGATAAATGATTCAACATACGTTCAGGCCACGCTTGTAAAGGAATATCTCCAACTAAAGCCGCAAGGGGCATCCGCGCCCACATTGCCCCACCATGCACATTTTCCTGACTACCATCATCTGCCTCACAGCCAGTGAAAATAATCTGAAAACTTAAACTTCTGTCTGGAATAGTAGTTACTGCAACCGCTAGTCCATGAATAAATTCACCATGATATTTCTGGTGACCATTCGTAAATTCTTTTCTGATCCAACATTTAAAATACGGAATGTTACTTGTTAAATACATTTAATCATCTCTCCGTTAGACACCGCTGCCATGAAATTGTGTTGAGCTTTACTCTTGCTTGGTACTACCGCATCCTTCCGCGCGTCTTACCCCGCTGGGCAATACCATCACCACGAGAGGATGCGGTACTTACCTTGGATTTTGCCGCAGATTTAACTTTACCACCACGTTTATATGCTGCCCTGCCACTAGTTAATTCATCGTCTGTATATGAACTACCACCACTGCCTCCTGATGAAGAAAAACTGCGATCTTCTACAGGGATTTCAACTTTTTCTTTAAAGTAATCTTTGGCAGTATCTTTTAGAACATTACCAACAAATCCTTTTGGGTCTGTTACAGCACCAATTGTGTCTTTAGGAACACCCATAGCCTCTTCAGCTTTACCTACTAAGTAATCTTTTGCCGCGCCAACCGGATCAAGCAATTTTTCTTGCAATGGAGAAAGCTTGTAATCAAGCGCATTTGCGCCTGCTTTAATTATTTTTCCATAAAGTAAAGGATTTGCCATTACTCACCCCTTTTGAATAAGTTGGTCAATTTTTGCTTCAAGCTTGTTAAAGCGCTGGTCAATGTGGTTAGTAATGCGGTCAATTTCTGCTTGAGTAACGTTATCACGAGCAACCTCCTCACGAGTTTTGTTCAACAGGATCGTGACACGAGCCAGCTCCCTGAACTTTTCATTCATCATGTAGCCTAACAGTCCTATCACTAAGGACAGGACTGCTGACCATGCGGTGTTTAAATCTAGCATTTCCATTTTCTCAATGCTTTATTGATCCGTGAATTTGGATCTTTTGCGGTTTTTTTGCTGGTTAACTTCTTCTTCATGCCGCCCATCCTCGCACAGAAAGCGTCCTTGCGGGAGCCGCCTTCCGGCTGGGGAGGTTTCAAATTCATACCTTGTTTTTTGGCGGAAGCGCGACCCTTGGCATTCAAGCCACCAGTCGGGCTTTTCCCCTCTTTCCTCTGCCATGCTGGACTCTTAGCCATAGAAAATTGTGACCGAGGTTACGTTTGTCACAGTTCCATGAACATTGGTGCTGAATAAAACACCCTCGCCCGGAAACAAAACATACGTAGGTTGCGTAGCAGAAGCCACGGTATTAAGCGTCATAATGGTTGTGCCAGACGCACCGCCATTTTTGAACACCACACTACCAGCCGTGGCTGACGGAACCATGTAAACAGCTTTGACCCTTGTTCTACTAAGAGCAGTAGGTGTTTGATTTGTAAATTGCCCCGTAGCAGTTAGCGGCACACTTACTAGTACATCAGTTTGCGTCATAATCAATCTCCTTTAAAAATGGGGCAGAAACCCCTTGGGTTGATTAGGAGTTAGCGAATGGCGTGGCAACAGTGCCAGTGCCAAGGACTGTTCCGTTAACCATGTACTTGTTAGCTGCAATTGCAACGATCTGAATCCATGAACCTGCAACACCGCCAGTGGTAGTGCCGTTTAAGTTAATAAAGTCATTGGCAGCGGCGGCAAAGAAACCAACCAATGCTGCGCCGTCTGCGTCAACGTCATTCATGGTGATTGAGCCAACGTACTTATCAGTGCCGTCTGTACCAATCTTCAACGAACTTGTAGAGATGGTTGTAGGAACCCAGATTGTGTAAACCACGCCTTCGTTATTGATTGTGTTGGGGTCTTGGCCGGGGCCAGATGTAACGGGATTAGTTGAAACATTGATTGCGGGTAATGTCAATGTCAATGCCGCTGCCAAAGAACCACCAACAGCGATGATGCGACCGCCATGAGCTTCGGGAGTTAATGTGGTGCTTGCTGTGATGTCAACAACAGTAGCTGGGCCTTGTTGATAAATGCCGCCCAATGAACGAACTGGGCCTTGAAACGTAGTACGTGCCATGATTTTTCCTTACATACAAGTTAAGTGCATCAGTCTGTATGTCGTCAGCCGGGACTGTCTAATGCACCGGATAGCCCGGGTTAAAAGCAATATACAACAAAAGAAAAGGGGGCGCAAGCCCCCTTCTCTATAAACGCATTAAGCGCCGGGTGAGCCAAACATACCCAGAGGGTCTGAGAAGCCAAAAGAATAACGCTCGCGTGATTTATAGCGAACATTACCTGTGTCAAAGTCGCCATCCATGCTGTTAGACAAAGGTGAGCGAATGAAGTGCTTCATGCCGTTAGGCACATCTGTACACAAGAACCAAGCATTGGTATCTGTCAAGTAGTTGTTGACAGTGTAGCCTCCGGGAATTGATCCGTTGTTCTTCAACGCATTGATGTCGTTGTCAGCTGTACCAACGCGCAACTCGGTTTCAAGCAGGCGGGTCGCAACGAACTGCAATGCAGGAGGAACGATCAATTTCTTAGGCTTAGAGGCGATCAACAGTCCACGCTCATCTGTCCAACCGGCGATTTGAATAACGGCGGCTTCCAAAGAAGTCTCGTTCAAATCAGCAGCTGTAGATGGAGTGTTGCTGTTTACACCACCAGTGATCAAGGGATGCGATGTTGAGAACAAAGCTACACCGTCACCACCAGCATTAACACCACCTGTGAAGCCATTGTTTAAGATGGCAGCAGCTTTAGTTTGCTTGGTGTAAGCCATAGCGCGGGCCAAAGCCTTCGTGTAACGAGCAGACAGTGAGTCATACAAGTTATCTTCGATAGCCTCTTCAGTCAAACTGAAGCCCAATGCAATGGTTTCGTGGTTGTAACGAGCTGTCCATGCTTCCTGTGCATTGTCATAGCTGATGGCAGAGCCTTCATTTTTGACTGGTGCTGCAGAAAAAC